CCAGCCTTCCTCAGCGCACGCATCCGCAAATTGTTTTTCATCACATATCAGTCGATACGGTATTCCGAGAATCACAAAGTCCATTTCGAAGTTTTTCATTTCGTCTCTCTCCTTCATTAAAAACATTAGACCAGTGATTTTTCCACCATATATAATCAAGCAGGTGATTTTTTGTTTCGAAAGGAACAATTTCATCGATAACATTGTTGCTCGCCTGTGTTTCATTTAACCAGCGCGTGAAATTGCCAATACCCCAGTTGTATGCCATGACTGTAAACGGTATAGCGACATCTTTTGAAATGCCTTTCTTTTCTGCTAGATACTTGTATATCCACCTCATGTAGCGAATACCAACGTAAATGTTTTTCCAAGCATCAAACATGTCATCGTAGGTAAAATTCCCCATTTGGATTCCAGCTTGACTCTGTTGAAATCATCGCAAATACATCAACAAGTAGTGGAAAGTCGTTTACGTTATATTGGGCAACAAATTCATTATGGAGAGCAGAGGTAAGGTTCATCAGCTTTTTCACTGTTAGAAATGCTTTTATTGTTGTCTTTATGCGTCGTTCTAAATAACCATTGAGCTTTTCTTTGATCTCTTTGATATCTCCACTCTGGTCTTCCACCTTACTTTCAAGCCTTGCAATACGTTGTAAAATCTCGGTTTCAAATTTGATATCTTCGTTTGCCATCTGTATCACTCCTTGAAACAAGGATGGGGATCACCTTATCCTAACTTCAATATGTTTGTATCTATTTGCACCTGAAAGTTCAATTTCGATCACTCCAAGAGCACTTGGATGCATGAATTTCCTTGCAGCATATTTTTCATACCCTAACCATGCTGGAATCGTTATGAGATACATCTCTCGCCGCATGAGTTTCTTGTTTTGACGGTCAAATTCAAACCTTGAGGTCTTCACAACACTTGGCTGATGAGTGTGCCCGGTGATATAAATATCCGCATTTGAAATAACATCTATAATACGTCCATTTGCTGTTATCTTCCCGCCTGTTGTCCTTGCTGCTGTATACCCATGTCCGATCACGATTGAATAGCTTGAACGTCCTGCAGAACCACGTCCGCTTTTACCGTTTCCTACTGAAACATCAAGAGCAAAAATATCGTTTTCGTATGGAACACTGAGGTCACTACAAACCACCTCAAGAAGATCGACGCCTACTCTGCGTCTTGTTCTTTCTTCGTGATTTCCAGAAACTACTGCAAGAGTCCTGCCTTTGGTGAGTTTCAGTAATTCTGCAAAACCACTTAAAGCTTTTTGGGGGCTTTGAGTTTGTTCATAGACGTTTGAAACGGAATCTATTATTGCGTTATCTATAACATCCCCCACAAATATAAAGTAGGTCTTATCATCCGATTTTTCGATCAGCTTAGCTACTTCTAAAACTTTTGACTGCAGATGAATATCACCTAAGGCTATAATTTTGATTGATTTTTCCTTAATCCATGTGTGAGAGTATTTCAATCCGATCCCCCTTTCGGGCATGAAAAAAGCCCCCATGAGGGGGCTGAAAAACATTTGTATTTTCGTTTATGGAAGCAAATTAATACCCAAGTACAACATATTGTATTGTGCCCTTTCCTTCTTGCACCGATGAGGAAGATGTTTGTATATAAGAAGCTGTGAAATATACCTTTGAGTCATTAGTGCCTATGAATTTGCTCGAAGAAGTACCATCTCCCCATGCCACATCAATGCTTATCCAGTATGAAAGTAGCCACGAAAATCTCATTTTCGCCTGTATAGTATATTGTCCTATGCTGTCGTATGTATGCGAAAAGTGTACCTCTCCACTACCCAGCGTAAATATTAAGTCATCAACTTTATTTCTCAGTCAGGGTGATATTCAAGCTACTTTCTGAAGTGGTGGGAGGAGACATAACTTGCGCAACGATCTTGAACTGTGTTTGTGTATCGTTTGACAAGTCCTCATAAAATAGTTGTAAATGCCATTCAGAAGTAGCTGCCATATTTTTCCAGTAACAAAAACTTTGTGGTAAAAGGAGCACAGTATACTTTGTGAGTTTTTGTGGAAGTGTAACCAGCTTTGTGCCGTTATCTTCATCTGTTATATTCACAACACCGCTGTATATCATTGCAAGCAAAGGATTATCTTGGTTATTGATAACACGAGTAAATCCAGTTGATCCATCTATAGCCCATCTGTTTTCTCCCTCTCCCACTTCAATTCTTCGTGAGGCGTATATCATATTGCCTGCCAAGAGATCTCCAACCACAGACCCAGGCGGAGCATTCTCAGGAACAAGTGTAATGGACGGCGACAGGTTTATCTCGTCATACCCGTTTGGTGTTATCCCTGAAATTTCGTCTATCAGTGAATTATTCCAATAAGCTAAAGCACCAGGCGGTAGTGGAAGTGCAGGTGTGATAGAAAGCTTATCTAAAGTTAGGGATTTTGCACCTATTACGTCTGCGTCAAGATAGCCGGTAGTGATTTTTCCAGCGTCTAATTCTGAAATCCAAGCAGAGTCTATATATCCGTTTTGTATGATTGCATCTTTGATAGCTGCATAATCATAATATGTCGCGTCATTTAAATTGACAGTTGAAGCAGAAACAGTTGCACTCCAATCACTTTCGTTTCCGCTTAAATCCACTGCTTTAATACGGATGTAATAGGTAGTATTCACGTTCAATTCTTTTAACACGGTAGATGTTGCATTTAGCCTGATTTCTTTTGCTGTTGAAAAATTGCTATTCGTATCGTATTGCAAGACGTAATATGCGAAGTCTTCTTCGGTGTTTGCGTTCCACTTTACCATAATTGTTTGGAACAGACCAACGGCATTCAGACCCGTGGGTGTGGCTGGCGGAATTTCGTCTTTTGCAGAAACTATACTCTGCGCTGTTGTCCAGTTTGATTTTTTTCCTTTTTGTTCCCCGCAACTTCAAACTTAACAAGTGTGTCAGATGTGGTAATGTAATCCCAATGAACACCATCGTAGCTCCAGGCAAGTTCATATCCCAGCAAGTCAGTTTCTGTATTCGCAGTCCAACTTGCTTTTACAAAACTCGCTCCGTTTTCAAGAATTGTTGAAAGACTTAATCCGGTTGGAACTGCGGGAGCTTGTCCGTCAATATAATCCGTCCGATTATCAATGTCATTGACGCGTGTCTCAATTTCTTCAACTTTTGAATCTGTCGGGGGTTGTTGAATGTAATCGGATTCAATCGGTTTCGAGATTATCTTGTCTCCCGTGTCGAAAGTTATATCTCGCCATTCGCGAATTGTGATTTTCGTTCTGTATTTCGTTTCTGAAATGTTATGCTCGACTCTTTCGACAATAAATGTTCCCGACGCAATTCCTTTTGGAGCAAGCGTTAAGTCAACGAGGTTTCCTGCATAAATATCAGGATAAAATTCACTTAGTTGCAATTCGAATTTTATTGTCTTTGTCGTTTCATCATAAATCACGTCCGCAATATTCGACAAAAGAGCCTCGCTCGAATAAAAAGAAGTCAAGCTCAATTCTGAATCAGGTTGTCCTGTCTGATTCGGCTTTTCAACACTGATTGTTTCTTTCTTTTTTATTGCAATTGCTTTGAACTTAACATGAGTTATTTCGTAATCCGTGCTTGTTGCAAGATTAGTAATCTTTAAAACTAATTTATCAGGATAAGCCGTTAATTCATCAAGTCTTATATTTTCATCGTCTTGTCCCGCGCTGAATGGAGTATCTGTTGCAATTGGAGAACTGCCGTATTCATATGATAAATAAACGGTAGTATCAGGGTCTTTTATATAATCGCATAAATATTCGAGTTCGAATGTTGCCTGTGTTCCTGCTTTTATTATTCGAGCGTCTCCTTCAAGTTCATGGTCGATAACGTATTCTTGCGTGTCTCCAATAGAATAACCTTCTGATTCGATTTTTATTTGATTGTATTCTCTTTTCTTATCAAGTTCATAGTTCTGAATCTCGTTTTCAGTAATAGTCAATACAGAAGACGGAGCTGTAAAATTCTCAATTCTAGTCCTGAAGATGATCCTTCCATTGGGCGAGCAGGTCAGTTTCCCCCCTGTTGCCTGTACAATGTCTTGCAAAATCTGCCACCATGTTTTGTGATTGTCTGCAATATAGATGTCGAACGGAGTTGTGAGAGCTTGTAAATCTAAATATGTTGCGTCTATTCCTAAACGATTGACAAGAATATCATTCAAGATTGCGTCAGGAGTGTATGACGCATATAAAAGCGGATTATCAGGTTTCTTTTGTGTTGCAATCCAGAGCAAGTCTTTTAATTCTATATCTGCCGTCTTGTGATGTTCTGTAATTGCTTCTTGCGGTTTCCAACCGTGAAATAGTGGAATCTGAATTGTGCTTGTTCCGTTATCAGCTTCAACAAGTATTTTCACTTCCCATACTTTATTAAGAAAATCGTCATCAACTGTTCCGCTGATTTTACCAACTGTCGGGTCGAATATGTCGTTATACTGTGTCGGAGTGAATGCATTATTCTCGTTTCTCACAACGATCGTTGCGCTATCAATCGCAGGATTTCGCAGAACCTCAATTCGATTATTGACTCTGAAGGCGAGAACATAATTGCTAAGATCATACCAAGCACCGTTAATATACGCTTGGAAAATTAGCTTTTTATACTTTGTAGGATGGCGATAATAATCCAAAAACGTCATGTCTATGTTCAACGCTTCAATCACTTTATCACCCCTAGGTAACAGGTATTTTTGGCGGCACATTAAACGGTGCTCTGGCTTCATACACTTGTTTTATGTAAGAATTTGTCCAGACAAAATTTCCGTTTTTGTCGTATGGTCTTCCTATAAAAGGATCGCTTATCAATCCATTTAATTCTGCTCCTGTTGGGTATTCATGCCCAATAGCTAATTCATATGTTATAGCGGGATTAAAATAAAGACCTTTTGTTAAGACAACAGATGCTTGTTCAGTTGCGTCTATGTATAATTTAGCTGTTTTCGTGTCAGGATCGTAAAAGAACACTACATAATGCCAATCAAGGTCATCAAAAATGTTTGGGTCGGTAATACTGCCGTGTTTATAAACACCGTTATCGTTGATAGATATATGAAATCTTCCGTCAGAAAGTTTTTCAACGTTAAAACCTCCACTTTGTGTACACGAAAATAATCGAAAACCTTCGCTTGATTCAAGCGTTTTATTTCTTTTATACCATCCTGATATAACTATTCCTTTTGTAATTATTGATCGACAAAAAGCATCATCGAATGTTCTGAACCTTCCATCAGGTCGTGTTCCATCTACAAAAGAAGTGGCAAAAGGTTTTTTTTCCAATAGAGGTGCAGCAAAATCAATTACATCATAAGGTTGCCAACCTGTAATATCTAACCAACGGTAGGTAGCTGTAGTTGTAAACGTTAAAGTTAATCGAGTCCAAATTCCAGCTTCACATTCTACATGTGGACCAAAACCTTCATCTGTATGCAAACGAAGTATTCGTGTAACTTTCGGGCGGACATAAATAGAAAATGTATAAGTTGTTCCATTCGTTGTATCTGTTGGCATATTTCCTTGAGAAAAGTAGCGTGCGCCTCCTTCACCCATATTAACGTGTAAAGGGATTGTACCAAACCATTCTTCATTAGTGAGTTGGCTGTATGTTGGAGCTACAGTAGCATTATATGCACTTATAGATGTAAGGTTTACACCCCCGTTAGCTGTAAAATAATTCGTTGTACCTTCCTCCACAGCCCATGCGGTAGTTCCTGGAAAGGGCACGTCATCTGTGCGTTTTGTTACGCAGAGGCTACCATCATCGTTGTATACAAGTCCGTAATCGGTTTTGACCATAGCCATAGCATCACCTTATGGGTTTATAGAAATTTCCGTTGGGATCTCAACGGAAGCGTCTTGCAACCGCTGAGAAATGACGGGTTCAAGCTGGGTATAAAGAGAAGTGAGAATGTCGGGAATAAACTGCTTCATTACAAGATCTATTTCCAATTCGCTTATATACTGATAGTATCGGTACACAGTCCTCGTTTCTGTTGTTGTTGAACCGTCTTCCGCCATAACCTCTTCTTCTACTTGGGTTTCCGTGATGTTGAAGTTAAAGGCGTACTTAATCCTTGTTCTGTTGTCTTTTACATCATCACGTATGCTAACAATTTGTATTTCCGACGGTCTTATGCTGCTCGTTACCATTACAAACACCTCCAAAAAAGGGAGCCGTAGCTCCCTTTTTAGATGCATACCTAATAGAGAGAAGGTCAAGCGAATTTAATTTGTCCTGTATCAATAAGTTCCTGAATTGCCTCTGCTAAGAAATCATAGAACTTACTTTTGTGATCCATTATGAAACTTTCATTGGCGTTTAGATTAACTATGTTATAAACGGTTTCTGGTCCACTTCGTGTCACGTTAGCTACATACTCTTGTGCATACGTTTCTGATCCAACCTCTCCAAGCTGTACCTCAGGGAACTTTTCCTGCGCCTCTTTCATGATTTGGTTTATGGACTTTACCGCTCTGTGTCCAAGATCGATGATGCCAAAAGTTAGCGCCCTGACAACATCGGATACGACATTGTACAGAACGTTGAAAGCATCAGCTATGATGCTAAAGATGATATACAACCCCTGAGCGATAGGTCTCAATATCGTGTTGTACAGCCACAAGAAGATTTCCGCCAGCGCTTGCAGTATGCCAGCTAAAGGTTCCAGGAGACGAACGGCGCAAGCATGTTGTTTATCACTGGACCAAGAACCGCCATCATTGCATTTACAACTGTTGTTATTGGGTCAAGCAGTGCTTGAACATTTTCAAGAGCAGACACAGCTGACCACAACGACATTGCTATATCATATAAAATACTGCCGCCAGGAAGGTTTAACAACTGGCTTCCAGTATTAATAATGAAGTTTGTAAAATCATTCTTGAATTTTTGTGTTTTCTCAAGAAGATCAGCGATGAAGGTATCCTGATACCATGCACTGAACTTTTTGAAACCTTCTTTTGCTGTCTTGAAGAAATCATCCCACCAGTGTTTAGCTTTTTCGGGTGCTGCGCCTCCTGTTTCTTTTTCACTCAAACGCTCTTCGATTTCATGCACAATCTTGATAAGTTCATCAAAAAGGCCACCAAAACCACCTGTCACAAGACCGCCAGCTTGATAGACATAGCCACCCTTCTTGTATCCTCGGGTTCTGATCTTTTCAAGCGTTGCAACAAGGTACGGGTGCTTTTTCACCATCCACGCAGGGATAACGTATTCTCCTTTGTGGACAATCCCCGCAGGTTCATTTTCTGCTCCTTCACCCGTGAAGCCACCTTCCTGTTTGCCCCAAAGCCAGCCTTTTCCTATTAACCATCCACCAAATGTTGCGATACCTTTGCCAGCTGTTTTGAGACCTCCAACTATACCTTCTCCAATGTCTTTCATCCAGTCCACGGATTTCTTGAATATCTGTTGAAGTGCGTCTACTAATGGAACAACTATCACTTCAAAAAGCCACTGTCCAAGAGCCGAAAAAACTTCCTTTATCCAATCCCAAAGTGCTCCTGAACCATTTTTTATTTGTTCCCAAAGCCATTTCAGAAGGTTTAAAAATTTTTCACCAAGCCACGTTAGAAATTGTTCTGCACCCTGTCCTACCTTTGTGAAGAACCATTCAAGAAACACAACAAGACGATCCCAGAAACCTTTGGCATTCTTTGCTTCCATCAGCTGTGCTATCTCTTCGCCCCATGCCTTGAATGTATTCCATACGTTTTCTGCAACTTGCCCAAGATATAGTAAGAAATCCACAAATCCCTTTCCAGGGTTTTGCAGTTTCCATATACTTGCCAGTGCGCCTGCTATTCCTGTCAGAACAAGAACAATCGGATTAGCTAAAGCACGGATTGTTTCGGCAAAGAATTTCAAGGGAATTAGTATTCCCAGTAACATTGTGCCAAATTTCAAAAAGCTCCATATCAGTGCTCCTATTGTTTCAGAGTTTCTTTCAATCCATTCGCTGAGTTTTACAAGCTTATCCAATGCAAATGCAATAAATTGTGTCAATTGCGGTCGTATCGCTTGAAAGATACTCAGTCCAAGTGATTGTAAGGCAACCTTGAGCTGATTCAACATAAAAGATACGCTACTTGTCTGTTTCTTCAACGCATCTTCCAACGCTGCTGTACTACCCTGAATTCCACCTAAAACGTCTTTATATTTTTCGAGATTATTTACCCATGTCATTATGGCACGTGTTCCAGTCTCGGATAAGGATATTTGTCCCAAAAACATGCGTTTTTGGTCATCTGTCATATCTCCCATTTTTTCAGCCAATTGTTCTACAACACGTGTTAGACCGAGAAATTTTCCTTCCGTGTTATAGATACTTATTCCAAACTTTTTGAATTTATCAGCTTGCTGCATAATATCTTGAAAAGCTCCTTCTACAGCATTTGCTGCCTCTGCAGATCTGATCCCTGCTTTAGTAAGTGCGACGTATCCTGCTACACCTTCTCTAAGACTCACGCCCAAGTTTCTTGCAGCAGGTATCCATTGCCCTATATCTCTTGCAAGTTCTGTATACGTTAGTAAGCCTTTCTGTACAGCTTCAAATTGCATTGCATAGACAGTGTTCAAATCCTCAATTGACATTCCATAAGCATTGATAATTCCAATTGCACTTTGAAATGCTGTGTTCATATCTGTTGCACCAGCAGTTGCAGCTCGAACGCTCTGCTCAAGCACCTTAGATGCGTTCTCGGCTTTTATTCCTGCTGAACCAACAGAATACAAAGCATCTGCCAAATTTTCAAAACTTGTTCCATATCTAATTCCGAGTTTTTGTATTGTGTTTTGTAATTGTGATATCTCTTTTTCTGTGACATCAAACATTGTCATTGCGTTTTGAAATGTCTTCTCGAACTTCGCTCCAAGGTAACCCGTTGAAGCAACAAGGGCACCAAGGGATCCCACCATCACACTGACATTTTTTATCGCTGTTCCTACTCCTTTTGAAAACTTCTCAACCCGCGACTGAAACTGCCCCAATTTTCCTTCCGCTTTTTGCAACGTTGGAGACAAGTTGTCCACTGCCCTAAGAATGACCGAAAGTGTCGCTTCTGTCATGTTTTCACTCCCTTCTGGGAGACAAGAAGTTTTACAAATTCGGTTCTGTAGATTTCGAGAACAATTACCCAGTCGAGTGGCTGATCAAGCCAACCACCTTGCTCAGGGAGATTTTTGATGTTTCCTTTATGGTCGATCATCATTTGTGCAAGCCAGAAATACCTTTCTGTGAGCATTCTGTACATCTCATCATGAGGTGCTCTGACACCTTTCAAAAACATTCCAACATATCGTCGGAGCAGGTCTTTATCCATGGACATTACAGGTTCCACGCTTTGTAACAGCTCTCGTGTCAAAGCATCCACAATGCTGTCTTTGAGATGTCGGATCGTCTCGATCGTGACAGGAGCTTTTTCGCTCCAATCTGCGATTTGAATATATAAACACTGCAAGATATCACCGTTTTTGAGAGCCCAATACCCCCGTACCGTAAGGGGGCGGAGCAATATCCAACCGCCCCCAACCTCAACCAATCTCATACATCTCTCTCAACTTATTCCAAATGTTTATCAGTGTTACTGATTCCACCTTGCGCAGGTTCTCCACAGTCACAGGTACCTGTTCAGACCAGCTCTTTATCACACGAGCCAGAAACTCATATGGAATCGCTTCGAGTGTCGCAAGATCTACAATTGCCCTCTTTTTTTCGGAAATCTCTATCTTGCTGTTTTTAAATATTTTCAAGGCAAGCTCTCTCTCGTATGCGGAAAGCTCCACAGGAGTCTCGACCCACGTGTCTGTTTCTTCCTCAACAACATGTTTGTCCTTGATGTATAACTTTACCGTGCCTTCTTGTGCAAATAGGCTCATTCATTTCACCTCCAATCAGTAGCTACCGGTGGTGTTCACATAGTCTCTGACTTCCATGATTGCTCCAGATGTGGGTATAAGAGCTGTGACGGATGCTGTCATAGCAATCTTTTCTGCTCCACCAATGTCGTGGCTCATTTCAGAAAACCTTACTCTTGGGAGGTAAATCTGGAGTTTTTCACCGCTTGCTTTGGCAAGTTCTATTCCTAATGCGGCATCTTGGAAGTTCTTGAATTTGGAATACTCACCAGTGATCACAGAGGCATCAAAGATTATGTCAAGCCGTCCTGTGATCTCCAGTTGCTGTGCATCTATGCTCTTTCTCTTGCCAGTTCCATCCAGGCGGTAGTCATCGGTGTCAAGGTTATTGTTGACGACAAGTTCAACTGAAGAATAGAGATCTGTCGTTGTCGTAAACTCATCCGTGTACAGCATTAATTCCTTGAAATAGAAGGGCTCATCTCCTGGTTCTATGATTGTTCCTTCAGTCGCTCCACCTTGGACACTTTTGGAATTGCTCCAACAGAACCAGAAAAAGTCAGCTGATTTACTTTTACCCCGACGTAGTGAAACTTTTGACCAGAATGATCAACCTGAATCGTTGCGCTTGGCAGATCTTCCAATAAAGAGATAGGAACGATCTTGGTGTACTCATCACCACTTTCAAGAGAAGCCTTGCCAAGCGCAAGGTAGAACAGAATCGCAGTCGTGGCTGGATATACTTCGACATCGATCGATCCTTCGACTCCAAGTTTTCCGGGAGCGAGTGCCTTAATTCCTCTAACTCCTAGAAGCGCATCGGACTTTTGCATATCTGCTTTATAATTGATGCTAACACTTGATTTTGCACCTGTATACATTCTTATACCTCCCATTCCAATAGAATTCTGGTGTACACAAAAAGCTTTCGAAGATTTTCTACATAGCTAAATTGAACCTCTTCGATTTCGGCAAAGGAAAGCATTTGTTCTAGCTTTGTATCTGCAGCTGAGAAAACTTCATTCCCGGCGCCAGGTACGTTCCAAATAACTCCCACCCTGCCCTGTAGCCTTTTTCGGGTGGAAGTTAAATAAGACACGTTAACCTTTTCTACAAAAACAGTTGCTGTGTTTGACTTTTGCAAAACCGTATCGTCTGCGATGGCGACTTCATCGAAGAGACTTTGCAAGCTTGCTACAAGTGCATTGAGTTTTTCAAGCATTTTCCCACTCCCTCACGAGGGCGGAAACCCACTTTGAGAAATTGAAGTCTTCTATTGCATCTCCGACATATTTTTTAGCCTCTGTTCCCTTTTTAGTTATCTTTCGCCACACTGTCCAGCTTGTACGTGTCAATTCTTTTCCTGTTTTGCCAAATTTCAACTTTACCCATTTTCGAATTGCTTCAAAAGGCGGTCTGTGAGGTTTTGTTCCACGTTCCACAAAAGGAGCATAAAGCAGGTTCGAAAACACAATAACGGAGTCCTCTTGTTCTTGTACTGTCCAAGACTGCCCTAATGCTCCAGTATTCGTTGCGCGTTCTGCAATGTTTTGCACGATCTTTCCTTCAAGTTCTAAGCCTGCCTTTAGTAAAGTTTTTTTTAATGCTTGTCGAAAGCGTTCTTCAGATATGTACTGTCTAACTTTTTCTGCTTCTTGCTCATTAATATGCAAAGAGAACTCCATCACAAATCAATCCCCTTTATTCCACGATAATGACGTACAAGCATTCGTAAATGCGCCTTCAAGTCATCCATGTGTTGAGATGTACCAGAAACGGTGTAAGAAGATAGTTTTCGGTAATCTCCCATAATCATCTCGTAGCAATCAGCCAAAGCATCGCCCCAATTGACCACTTTAACTTCAACTGCAACTATTCCATCAACCGGTGTTGTAAACGTTATTTCTCCCGTTTCTTTGTTAAAGTTACAATCTGTGTTTACACCATCAACAAATACTTTTTCTGTGTAGACTTCATCTACATGTCTGTATGGGATTTGATACAAGTATCCTTCGTAATCTTTTCTTTCAGCATATACAAGCTTTACTTCTGAATTGTCTATCAAAATTTGATTTAGTTCTTCATCCGTAAAAATCTGGTTGTTAGTATCTTCATCCGGAATTTTCATTCTGAGGTATTGTAAGTTGGTCATTTATCTCACTTCCTTATTTCTTTTTTCTCACCTCTTTTTGTGTTTCTTCTTCTACTACCGCTTCTTTATCTGATAATGGTGTTAAAAATTTTTCCTTAACTTCTACATCATCAGGTATTTCAACAACTTTTGTTTTGCCATCTTTCTTAACAGGATAAACCTTGCCATTTACAATAACAAACTTTGAATTGCCTTCAAATAAATATTGCATAAATTCAACCTCCTTTCAGCGTAAAAAAAAGGGGGCAAAGCCCCCTTCAATTTACTGTACATAGAACACACCAGCTACATCTGGATTCCTAAATTCAAGTGTATATTCGCCTACGATTTGTCCTTTGATATAATCTCCTGTCTTTGCGAGTTGTTCGTAAGCTGCTTGCCTATTCTCGAGTGGTCTAATTGTGACTTTGCTCGTATCAAATACAACTATTACATCAGGTGGTATGTGTGGTGTTGTTCTAAGTTCGAGATTTCCATAATCAGAAAGATAAGCATTGATAAGTCTACCAGCGGTTGTATCATTTCTTTCGACAACAAGCTTATCCGAGTTAAGAGCATTAAAGTTTGCTTTGGTGGTTGCGTTCATCCATGCTTCTTTTGTTACTCCACCAGAATCGTATATTGATTTTAAGAATGCGTTGAAGTTTGCCTCGGAAAATGTAGCACTTACCGTAATTCCATCATTGTCGATAAACCATTTAATTCCACCAAAGAGTCTTGGAGTTGAATTATCACTTGGATCAACCCTTACACCCATCCACGCACTTCTTTCAAGCAATATTCTCATCTTTTTAAGTTTTCTTTGTACCTCATCCAAAAAAGCGTCTTCGTTAACATATTGCTTAACAGAAAGTTGGGTACCAGAAAATTTTACATATTCGGTGAAAATTTGGGTGACGTTATACCTCTTAATCTTTTGTTCGTATGGTGAATCGGTATAGTCATTCGCTTCTGGGTTAGCATCACCTATTATTTCAACGTCAACGTCAGCAGCATGATCTGCATCGTTCGCAATAACAGCTATTGTTAAAACATCACCACTGACATTTGTCACCCTGTAAATTGAATCTTCCACCTTAATTACATTACCTACTTTAAATTTCTTTCCAGCACCAGTTTCAACTGTTAAAGAACCACCACCAGAAGTATATGCAGCGGCAAGGCTAACCTTTAATACTGGTAATACATCGTCCCACCATTCATATTTTGTTCCAACAACTGCTTTGTCAGAAATTCCTATTGTATTAAGTAATGGAGTATCAGGGAGTTCTAACATAGATAAAACAGGGGAAACATCAACTTTATTTTCCGATACATCATAACTTGTAATTAATCCTTTAATTGTACCCATAGACAACTACCTCCTTTAACTTTTTTCTTCAAATAGCTGTTTTAATGCCTCTTTGGGATTATCTGGAAGAGTTTTTTTAATGTTTTGTTGATTAGTAAATGTGCCTTTTTCCATAGCTTTTAAACGCTCACTTACTTTTGCTTCAACTATTTCATTCACTTTCTGAGCTACTGTGTTTAATACGTTCGTAAGCTGTTCTTTTGCTTCGGTTAGAGATAAATCGGCAAGTGAGTCAACTGTAATTAAAACCCCAAATTCTTCTGGTAATCCCTTGGCTTGTAAATAAGTTTTTTTCAAATCTTCCAAAGCCTCTTTTCTTTCCTGCCTAAGGAGCTGCTCGTATTGTCCTTTTTCCTTCATTTTCTCAATCTCTGCTTGTTTCTTGAGTTTTTCTTCCCTTGTTTTAATGGCTTTGGTAATTGCAGAATCCACATAGCTTTGAAGTTGCTTCTTAGTCATAATAGCAACATCATCAGGATTAAGCCCCAGCTGTATAGCTGTTGCTTTTAACACTTCCATTGGATCTTTGTCATCATATTCAACTTCAGTATTTTCTTGTTCTAACTGTGGTTTTTTGAGTTGCATCTTCATTCCCCTCTGCAAAGAGTTGAATGTCAATGCCCCTCTTTTTCATTTCATCCATCTCAAATACCTCCTTTTATTCTTTACTTGCCCAAGAGCATTTGTATCGAATTGCAAGGCTTTTCGCCTTGTTTGCTATTTGCGTATCTTTGTTCATTATGGCTCTTCTATATGCTGCAAGAAGTCCTGCACATGAAATTTTCCATTTGCCATCTACGTATTTCTTGTAGGGATAGCGTTTCTTCTCGGGGTCTAAAAAAACATGTGCAGGCATTTGTTCTCGTTTAGAACTGCCCCCGGGCGGTGGATTCCAAGCTCTGTCATTCTTCATTACTTCAGCCACCCGTGATCACCTCCTGACAAACATTTGTACCGGTTTTGGAATCGCAATAAGTCTATGACGACATTGAATGTGGGGATGTAAGAATGTTCCGTGCCTTGCTCTAATCTCTTTTCCGCAGAGTTTCAATGGATTGGTTCTAATGTATTTTTGTACTTCCGCGTGAGTCCACGGTTTTCTCCTTGTAAGATTTTTTCGGTTTCTGCACCACTCTGTTGTGCGATTGTCAGATGGTCCAACCCAGCGGTAACCCTCGATGATATCCTGATAGCGCTCATATGTTCTCCAAGTGCCTTGTTGCATAGCGTGACCCAGTTGATCTCGGACCATAACAGAAATTCTATTCAAGGAAGTTGCACCAGCTGCAAATCGCAAAATCTTCACAACTTCATCAGCGGGAGTCCCTGTGATGAGTGCGGGAAGTAAGGTATTTTCAACCTTTCGCATTAGATCCCCCGCATAGTTTTTCATTACTGTCTCTTCAAGTTTCGAAAAATTCTCATGAAACCATGTAAGCGTATCAACAGGAATTCCCCGAAAGGCAATGTTCAAGTCAGCGTGTGCCTCTCGAATGGACCATTCAAAAAGAGAGAGGAGCTTTTTATCCAGCTCCTCTCTAAATATTTTCACGTATTCATTCAGTTGTGTTTCAATATGTCTTTTTGCCCAGTCGAATGTTCCTAAACCTATCTCTCCTGTTGCCACAAGTCCTGCAATGTTTCTGAGAAATTCCTTGATAAGTTTCAACCCTTTATTTACCAGGCTGCGTTCTAATTTGATCACTTTGTCGCTCATTAGGTATCATCTCCATAAACCAGCTGTTTTCCTCCTCTATGCGTTCCTGCTCCTTCTCAAAGTCGTATCCAAGGGCTTCTGCCACTGTGTGCTTAGAAACTACTCCTGCTCCCAAAAGTTGAAGCCATTTTGTGAGATCTTCAACTTCGTCCGCAGGTATAACGGGATTTACGTTTATTTCCACATCGTCAACTTGCATTCCTTCCATTGCAAGGGCAAGCTTGCAAGCTCGTTTGATTCGAGTAAAGTACACAGCTCTGTAGTTTTCTATCTTTCGAATGAGTTTGGTGAGCTTAAGCTTAAGAGCATATCCTGAGATATCGCCAAGGTCATTCAAGATTAATTCAGGACATTTGTTTTTGAGATAGTTTTCAAGCTTTTCGTATTTTTGTAGCATTGAAGGAATAACATTTCCGTTGTACTCAAGAATTTTGAGTTCAGCATTATCGGATGTAGCCCAAACATTATGTTCTTGTTTCAAGTTGGAAATATCTCTTACGCCTGAAGCAATAATCCTGGGCTTTGCGTATATATCCTCAATTGCAGAAATTCTTGACAATGTTGAATTCATTTCGTCAATTGTGTCGCCTATTCTTTCAAGTTCACTTTCACCCCAAACAGGATCCTGTAAGCTGGGCTGGTTTGCAATGTGTATAAGCCAAAATTCTCCGTATCTGTTTGGAATATCTTTTGCTAACTTATCATCTATATAGATTTGCACCTTGTCTTTTGTATAAACTTCCTTGATATTCAACGTGGTTTCTTGGTGCCTCATTGTGTATTCATAAATCCAAGCTGACACACGCCCATATTCCATGACATACTGCAAATTTCCATTAAGCAAATTAACTATCCCAATTCGAACTTGTCCGTTATCATCACGCCCAAGTTTTAATGCAGTATCACCAAGTATAAGTCCTTGGATAACAAATAACCGAGCGAGTTTGTCAAAGTTGTTTTGAGCCAAGATCTGATTTAACTGCTCGGTCGCTTTTTCGTTGTCAGGAACGAGAATTTCAAATTCGTTTCCAAAAATAAGATTGAAGTCTGTTACAATAATTTCATACGCATAATCGATAAGGCTTTTTGTTATGTGTTTTATATTTCCACGTGAATCATAATCGATAAACAAACCTTTCTTCTTACAGTAATTTTCAGTATAATCACCGTAGAATAAGTCAAAAAGCTCCCTGTAGTTTTTTGTCATTCAGATCACCTCACAAAATGTCTAACTTAGTGCTGAAAACCTCTTGCCTGTTTGTTGCTCCCCACATAGCAAGAGCAAGAGCCATCACGCAGTCGTCGTGATAGCCGTATCGGGCTTCAAGTTTCATTGTTCCAGTTGGTCTGATTTCATATTCGAAGAATCGAAGTTCATCAATAAGCTCTGGAATCTTAGGAATGATGATCTCGTGATTCTCGAGCTTTCCACGAAGGTTATCAATAAGCTGTTGCTTGGTTTGAGAAGTAAATTTGAAAGGTTCAAGATATACGTTTCTTTCTTTCAATGCTTCCCAGATCGGATCTCCAACACCCGTAGCGTCTATATAACCGGTTGCATTGTATTTTTGTTTTGCAGCGATTACACGTTCAACGATATAACTCCACGGTCTTCGATTGAAGCGCTCGAAGTAAATCAAGCGCCCATTTTTGTCTAAAACAACTATCACAGTCCAATCTTCGTATTTAGCCACATCAATACCTATGAAATATTTCTGATTCGTTTTTGGTTCAATTGGAATCACATAATCCTCTACAGCATTTTCAATAACTTTCCATGGGAAGACAACGTCTTGATCATCTACAAATTCGGCAAGGTACTCTATTCTCCATCTAAGAGAAGTTTCTCCATATTCCTGTTTTTTGGTTTCAAGAAATTTATGTGAAATATATGGATTGGCCAAAGAAGGAAACTGAAATGATACATATCCTCGGACTTTTTCTTTCCCTTTGATCCATGTTTCCCAAAAATGATTTTTGCCGTATGGAGTGGAGATCTTTATCATTTGGCCGTTGAAATCAGCAAGCATTGGTTCAATTACTTCGTATACAGCTTCGTCTTTGACAAATGCAGCTTCATCAAGTATGACTCTGTGTGCTTTTCTACCTCGCAGATTATGATATTTATCTGCGGATCTTGCGTGTATCTCTGAGTTGTGCAAAAATCTCAAGATTGGATAAGGAGAATATTTAACCTTTTCGATCAATCCTTGCCATGGTGATTTTGATAAAAACTTCAAGATCGTCTCAAAAATAACTGTTGCCTGATCATAGGTAGGCGCTATGATAAATTGAATCGTTTCAGGGTGTTTGAAGGCAAAAAATAAAGAGGCAATTGCCATCGCCTCTGATTTTCCAAATCTTCTCCCCGCTGCTATGGTTATTGTTTGACCTTTTGCCCTTAAGATTTCTTTTTGTGCTTCATGTGCTTGCCATCCAAAGAATTTTTCTGCGAACAGTACGGGATCATTCTTCCATGTTCTCATCCTCCCACATCTCCCTGAGTAATTCCACCAAATCATCCTTTGTTGAAGTTCCGAGTTTTTCCATCTTCATTTTCATTGCCCTGATGGCTTCTCTTGATGCATTGGACCATGTTGAATTCCACACTTCCACAGATCTTGGTCTTGTGGCTTCCTTAATTCTCTGAAAAGCAAGTTTTCGTATCTCTTTTGATTCTCGTATGATCGAATCAAGCTCTTCTATTTCATCTATCTCCTCTTTGACAAATTTTTCCATTCTTTCTTCAGGATTATCTGATTTCTTTTTGATATACGTTTTCCGAACAGCTTCTTTAATATTGAAGTGTTTTACCATGTGGTTTGTAATTGATTTGTCGCTAACTTTGAAACCATACTCTGCTAATAGCCATTTTGATATAGCGAGCGCGGACATGCCTTCGTGATATTTTTGTTCAATTAATTCGCGATATTCTGAATTACATACCTTACATCGTGATTCATACATTTACATCACCACCTTTGAAACTTCGTGGCTTCGGGAGTTGTTTCGAAAGTTCGAAAACTCGAAGGTTCGAAATTTACCATCGTTCCCCTTTCAGTATTTCCTTCAATGCCCTGTTCTGCTCTATAATCGTGCTCTTAGTATGCTTGAGTTTTTCAACTATGATTCGCCATTTTCCAAGTTCATTTGTTGCTTCAAGCAAGAGATTGTTTATTTGTCCCAAAAAGTTTGTATTCTTTTGAAGCCTTAACTGAGCTTCTTGAACCGAAATGATTTCCAGTTCTTCTGATGTAAGCTCATTTATTTGAAGAATTTCATCTACCTTATCCCAATTCATTCTTTTCCACCCACTTTTCAATTTCTTTTGGAAGTTTCTTTTCCACCCACTTTTCAATTTCTTTTGGAAGTTTCTTCTTTTTGTTTTCTTGAATAAGCCTTTCTTTATCTATCTGGAATCCATTGTGAATTCTTATATGGCATTCTGGACATAGAAGTATAAGATTCCAGGGATGATGATTCTTGGGGACGTTTGGAACATCAAGGTATTTTGGAATGTGGGAGTTTCTTGTATAGATGTGATGAATCTGCCTGTGTCCATTAATGTATGTGCCGCAAAACCTACAGTATCCCTTATCACGTTTATAGACGTACTTTCTGATTACTTTTGGAATCGCTCCTATCCCAAGATATCGCCTCCAATGGTAATCTTTTGCACCA